CGGCTTGTCGTGGAACCTGACCGGAGGTGGCAGCGAGCTATCGTTCGTCAATAATTTTACCACAACGTCGCGTAGCTTCAGTTGGTGGCAGGTTGATAGCGCGACCGCGATGCGGCAGCTTGGATGGTTCTCGCCGAACGGCGATCTGTCTGTCACGGGCGCGGTGTATCTACTGAAAGGCGATCCCTCCACATCGACACAGGCGGCCAACAAGAACTACGTTGATGGCGTCATCACCCGCGCGGGCGGACCGTTCCTGCCGATCATCGGTGGCACCCTTTCCGGCAATCTCGGCTTGAATGGCGCGTGGCCAACCATCACGCTGGACACTGCGTCGGGCATGGCCCGGCAGATCATGGGCACGACGGTCGGGTCGCCGCGCTGGCTGATCCGTCTGGGAGATAACACTTCCGAAGCTGGCAACAACCTCGGGTCAGACTTCAACCTATGGCGCTATGCTGACAACGGCAGCGATGCCTGGATAGCGTTCTTCATTAAACGCCAGACTGGTGATGTTACCGTTGGCGGCACCATCTTCGTCGGCACCGACCCGACGCAGAACATGGCGGTCGCCACCAAGCAATACGTCGATGCGGTCCGCACGGCGCTCGGTGGATACCTGCCACTCACAGGCGGCACGCTCTCAGGGTTGCTGACCGCGCAAGCCAGCATCCAAATAACTGGCGGCGCACTTTGGTCTGGTTGGAATGGTGCCGGAGGCGCGCAGATCAACCTACAAGGCGTCCCTGGTTCCTATCGTTCGCTGACTTGGTATTCAGGCAACTACCGACTTTGGGACATCGGCAATTCCAGCAGCGAGCCGCGCGACGGTTCTAACACTGGCGGCGATCTGGTGTTCTATCGCTACGATGATGCCGCCAACATACTTGGCTCACCGTTGATGATCATGCGTGCCAGCGGCGCGGTGATGCTGGACCGCGACCCAACCGCCAACCTGCAAGCTGCCACCAAGCAGTATGTCGATACCAAGTCTGGCAATTTCCTGCCGATCACGGGCGGCACGCTCACCGGTAGACTGAACATACAGTTCACGGCTGACTCCACCACAGGGCACCTGTTTCTGGCCCCCGCCAACTTCAGCGGCAACGCACTGGAAGGCAAGCTGCGGTTTGGCGGCACGTTTGGCATCGGTGTCGGTGATACCGGCGTGCGCCTCACATCATCGATCCGCTCGGGCTTCCGCTCCAACGCCTGGGGTTATGAATACCTCGACGTGTGGATCAACAACGGCAACCCGAACGACGCGTCGTCCGACATCAATCAGGTGATGGTCGCCAGCTTCAACCGCTTCGGCCTCACCATGCCAGCCAGCATGGCCATCACGCTGTCAGCGGACCCCACGGCCGACCTACAGGCTGCGACCAAGCAGTATGCTGATGGCATCATCCTGCGCAACGGCGGCCCGTGGTTGCCGATCGCGGGAGGCGAGATCACCGGTAACCTTCAGGTCGACGGTGTATTTACGATCGCCGCCAACGCGTCGACCATCAGTGGAATGCAAGGCTGGGGTGGGATCGTAGGTAACCTGACCCAAGGTCAGGGCGAGGTGGATTTCGTCGCGCTTTATACCGGCTATGGCGGCTTCAGTTGGTGGCAAGCGCAGCCCGGTTACGTGAAGGTGCAAATCGCGCAACTTCAACCAAACGGCACGTTTGCGACTTGGGGCTTAGGACACGTATATTACGGCTTGCCGCACGGTGGTAACGTTGTTGGCTTCTCGTGGTATGGCGGTTGGTTGAATGCCTATGTCGATGGCAACTTCATCGGCTACCTCGCAACGTCAGATTTTCTGTCGCAGACCTACCTCGCGCTGACCGGCGGCAATCTGAGTGGCGGCATTCACTTCACTGGCGTTGCCAGCGGCTGGAATGATCTGACGAAGCACATCGACCTACACGGTGGCAACACCGGGTTTTCGGTCGATAGCGGCGGCACGCTCAACTATGTGTTTCCCGGTGTTAGCAACATCTTTGCCGGTGGCGGTTTCATTGGCCAGATCAGTTCGACCGGGCTGAACAACTTTAACATCGGCCAATCCGTCGCTGGGCTTGGCACATTCACGGTGCTGCGGGCTGTGGGGGACAACCCGCAGATCAACATCGATGGCCCGGCGGCGACGTGGCGCACGCTGCAATTCTACACGGCCGGGGCGCCGCGCTGGAACTTCCAAGTTAACGCAGGCACTGAACCCGGCGGCAATGCTGGTAGTGATTTCGGCATCACCCGGTGGACTGATGCCGGTGCGCCGATTGATCAGCCACTGATGATCAGCCGCGCAACTGGACAGGTGAATTTCTCCACCACAGTCGGCCCGCTGCATTTCGGCAATCGCATCGCGCCCAACAACAACGGCTGGGATACCTCGGCGCACATCACGCTATGGGACACCGGCTACGGCTTCTCAATCACTGGCGGCACGCTGAACGTCGTCGCTGGGCAAACCATCCAGTTCTGGAGCGGCCAGTCGTCGCTGGGGTATTTTACCGGCGGCGGTGGCCTTGTTATGGCCAACGGCAGCACGGTCACGCTGGGCCGCGATCCGACTGCGGCGATGGAAGCCGTGACGCTGCAATACTTCCAAGCCAACGGCGCACCATCTGGCGCCTACCTGCCGATCGATGGCAGCGTCGCCATGACGCCCGGCAACCTCAGACTGAACGCTGGCGCGACGCCGCCGACCGCGCGCACCATCACCGGGCAGACCGCTGGGGTTGATGAGTGGTGCATCTTCCTGGGCGGCATGAACCACGCGCCGTTCGCCATCACCAAATACATCGGCGTCGCGTCTTATCAGCCTGGGATTTCGATCGACTGGACGACGCTGAATGTCACTCTGCTTGGCAATTTGACTGTTAACAAAACCCAGGGGACCATCTCGGTCAACGACCCGGGCGGCGCTTATGCGCAGTTGGGCGCTTATCCCGGCGGCGGCACGTTGTCGGTGTATGGCAGCAACTCACAAATCACTCTGGCCAATGCAGGCAGTGGCCACATCAACTCTATCGTCGGTTATAGCGGCACGACGTATCAGCGCTGGTCGATCGCAATGGGCAACGCAACGCCCGAAAGCGGCAGCAATCTCGGGTCCGATTTCAGCATAGCGCGGTTCAGCGATACCGGGGTTCAGCTTGGCACGCCGTTCGCCATCTCACGCCAGACCGGCAACATCGCCATCGCGCAAACCTTGTTCGTCAACAACGGCCGAGTTGTAAGCTGGGGCACCGGCAACGTCGCGCACGCTATGTGGAACACCACTGCCGCTTTAGGCTCGGCCATGTGGCTCGGGAATGACGGTGTCCTGTGGTTCGGCATAGCGGACTCAACCGGCACACCGACCGGTGGACAGGTGTCGATCGATCGTAGCAACAACCTTACAGCCAACGGACTGTATGGCAGCTATGTTCAGTCCTACGGCTCGATTATGTGCAATTCCGGCACGTTCTACGTTGCAGCTAATACGAATTACTATCTGAGCCGTGGCACCAACGGCACTTGGAGCTTCGTCGAAAACAACGTTACCAACTTCACGATTGATGGCAGCGGCAACGCAGCTTCAAAGGGCGAACTCCAGGCATATGCAAACCTGCGATGCGCGGGCGCTGGTGTCTATTATACCAACATCGGCGTCAACGGCTTCAACTTCCGCTGGAATGGCACCAATATCTTTGGGCGCGTCGATAACGCGGTCGAGTTTCAGCTTAGCAACCAATCCGATGAACGCCGCAAGACCGACATCGCGCCATCCACGTTTGACTGCCTCGCCGCCGTGCTGGCCTCGCCGCTGTTCCAGTTCCGCTGGAAGGATGCCACTGAACCGGCGCAGATGTTCACCGCTGCGCCAAAGGCAGACGCGCCGCTGATCCCGATCGGCTTCGTGGCACAGCGTCAGCATGCGGTCTTTCCGGAGAGCGTGTTTGTCGGCGGCGAAATAAATGAAAGCGCGGAAGGTGCCACCAGCGTCTGGTCGATGGATCACAACACGA